TGTACTTAGTAGATTCTTCCAACGAATCTTTTCAAACAAAATCATGAGAGTTTTCTGGGGGAATCACAACATCATTACGAGTTATTATACTATATTTGTGGTCATGTATTTCACATGTTCTGATCATCAGTTCTTCATCTATTTCTAATATTTTTAACTTGGGGTACTCCATCTCCTCCAGTTGCATGGAATATCGAATGGCATCATCTTCTGCTTCAAAGATGTAGAGAACCTGTTCTCCTTCATCATCTATAACAGAGTATGCTCCTTCTTTTTCTTTTCCTTCAACTGCAATGATAAACATTAGATTAGTTCACAAGCCTCCTGATAAGTTGACCTCATCACATTCTGAATACGAGTTTTATCCAGTTCTGTTTCAGAGTCATTGATATATCTATCCAAGATAGAAAGTGTGTCTTCTGACTCTTCTACTTCGAAGTCTTCATCTTCAACCAGTTGGAAGTTCTCTACAATCTTCAAGTCATGAACACCCACAGAATATAGTTTATCAATGAACTTCTCAAACTTAGTGATATCAGATTTCTTCTTGACAATTACCTTGACAATCTTATTTTCATACTTGGTTGCATCAAACATCTGATGATTTGTGTCTTCATAGTAGATGTTATGGAACAACTCGTATGGATTATTGACTGGAGTATGTTCTAGAGTTTCTGTGTCGAAGAGGTGGAATCCTCTTTCGTCGTTGACATCGTTCCAGAACATCTGGTAGGGATTTCCCAGATAGAAGATCTTCCCATCGGATGATCGAGTGTGGTAGTGGCCAGAGAAGACCTTTTCGTAGTTCGCAAATAGTTCGCTGTCCATACCGTCTTCCATGACGCATCCCCTATGAGCTCTAAATCCTGATAACTCAAGGTGCCCCATCGCGCACTTGCAATTGCTGTTTTTAATAGAAAAGAGGCTGTTATTAAAATTTTGTTCATTGATCCATGGAATAAAGAGAATATCAAGTCCACCCACATTCACTTCTGTTGTGGAGGAATACACTATGACATTGTCATATTCTTTCAACAAGAGGTCATGTGCATTGATATCATTTGTATTTTTGTAGTAGATATCATGGTTTCCCACCATAAGATGCATTGTAATACCCCTTTCTTTGATAGGGTCAAATACAACTCTCTTTGCCCACTCTAGAGACGTAAAATCAATGCTCTTGCGACTATCAAAGGCATCACCCATATGGATAATAGTATCAATCCCTTCATTATCAAGAGTGGGGAAGAAGATGTCTCTATAGAATTTCTCAAAATAGTCATGAAACAATCTAGAACTCTTTCTGGCGCCATAATGAGTGTCTGTGATAATCGCTACTTTCATCCGTTTCTCAACTTTGAGTAGACTGCATCTTTGATGGAATTATATTCTGAGTAGTTATCACTGTCAAGGTCATTGGAATCAAAGACCTCATCAAAGTTTGTCTTCTCAAGAATCTTGTTTTTGATTTCTAGTTGTTTCTTCTCCATAGAAATTCTACGAAGGAAGGCAAAGTAGATAATCTGAGTGAAATATGCAAAAGGATTCTTAGACTTCTCAGGACTGAAGTTATGGATATACCTTACACAATTCTCAATACCATCACAGATCATATCATCCTTGAACATGTAGTTCACGAAGTTAGGCTTATATGACAGGTGATTAGCAATCTTTAGAAAACACTCTCCGATGTATCGGGGAATCTGTGGTTTGGGTTTATCGTTAAGTTTAGCTCTTTCAACCTCTGCAAAGTAGTTCTCCAATGCATTCAGGAACTCTTTGTTATTCACATAGTGTTCGGGTTTTGCCCTCTTTCTCTTCATCGTACCGTAGGGGTGGACTACATCCATACTTCAATATCAGTTCTCTTTATTATACCAAATAATATAGGACTTAACAAACTTATCCCATATGGGTAGAATAGGTTTGTCCAGATAAACGGGCCATTTAGCTAGCTTTAAATAGATCCTCTAGAGACTTCTTGGTTTCTGCTACAGTACCCAAGTATCCCATCTTTCTATCTAGTTCAGAATAGTTACTACGGAACATTTTACTAATACAATCCTCGTAACACATAATCATTTCAATATTATTTGATTCACTCATTGTGAGGACATCGTCCATGTTCAGAATGAACATGTCTTCAGTACTGGTCTTTAACCATGGTTCCATTGAATATCCAGATGTTCTATTTCTTATCTTAGCTTCTGTAATTACAACTGGATTAGATACAATGAGAAGTGTACGATCTTCTTCTTCAGATGCTGCCACCTTTGCAAAGATCTCTTCACCACTATATCTTAACTTAACTGATGCGTAGAAATCATCTTCGATGCCCATAGGCTGTTCTCCTTTTACTCTTTGATATTAATTGTTGTGATGTCATAATTGAATTGTTCTTGATTATAAATCTTAACTCTTTCAATAAAGTGGTTCAGTGTATAGTTCTTACGATTATTACTTGTAGTGTCGTCAGCAATATCGTAGAGTTTTGCTTTCACCTTATTTTTGCCTTTTCTGAGGACTCTACCAATAGACTGCAGATTACGAATCCGAGACTTGGATGGAGAGGCAAAGATTACATTATGTAGGTTTTTAATATTAATTCCTGTACTGAAGGTACCGTAAGAAGCCACGATTATGGCATTATCCTGTTCCTCAGTGATACGCCTGACCTCTTCTCTTTCTTCAGCATCTACACCACCATGTATGAAGAAGACCTTCCTTCCTTCTTCCACTTTGTTATTTATCTGGTCGTAAAGTATAGCACCATGAGATTCCACTCTTGCATATAACACAAGAGTATTACCTTTTAGATCTACAGACAGATTACTGATAAACTTATTCCTTGTGGGATGACCAATCAAGAACTGAATTTCATCCTCAAACACATCAAACTTTTGAGGGTCATACTTCAATACAATACACTGAATATCCAGTGTTGCAAGATGACCTTCGTCAATGAGTTTTTTAGTTTGTGTTACTTTGTATGAAGGACCAAACAATCCCTCTAACACCCACTTATGGGTTTGTGTACCGTCTAAAGTACCTGTGAACCCATATCTATACTTTGCATGATGTAACTTATCCATGATACCAACAAGAGACTTACTCTTGAATAGATGAGCCTCATCACCAATCACCACATCATACTCTTCAAAGAAAGATCTATCCAACTGATAGACACTTTGCCATGTGGTAATAGTTACTTCATTTGTGTTGACTCTTTCTCTACCAGCATAGATTCTGTGACAATGATTTGATGCATCCCATCCGTATGATTCGAAGTCCTTATACATCTGTTCCACCAAAGATGTAGTAGGAACAACTAACAAAACTCTTCTCTTCAAACCAACATGAAATCTCACTACAGAGTAAATCATGAACGACTTACCAGATGCAGTTGGAGAGATAAGAAGTTTCCTGTTGTATCTCAATGCATCATAAACAGCATCAATCTGATAGTCCCTAGGTTTGATATCAGGACCAGTGATTGATGCCATATAATCTTTGACACCTTCCTTGGAGATCATCTCATTGACTTCGAAAGGAAGACCATAGAATTTATTTTCTTGGAACTCATAAGAGTAGTCTGATTGTTCACAGAAAGCAACTACCTTATCGAGCAAACCAACATAGATCCTCTTTGTTCTCATATCGAACAAGTGGATCTCTCCGTTCCAATGCCTCTTACGATACTGAGGCATGAATTTCATATTTGGCACTTCAAACGTGAACCTATCTCTAAGTTCATGTTCTATGTGTGGTTCTGTTTCTATCTTCAGGTAAACTTCGTTCACCTTCTGAATACTCAAGTCAGCCATTCATATAGGATTTCACCTATACATATTTAGTTCATATGTTCGAACTTATATTCCAAAACAATTCTATACAAAAAATCTTTCATAAAGGCAAGTTGTGCCTGTTCATCTGGATGACCACCAGGCCACTTATCGTAATGAAAGCAGACGGATTTGTACAAGGCATGAACATCCTCGATGTCTAAATCTAGTTGTACAAAAACGTTGTCGTCTTCCATTACCCTAGTCCAGATTGGAATCTCATATATTCTATTGCATTTTTCACATGATAAGTTCGTTGTGAAATCATTTTTAAGATATCTTCAATGAACTTTAACATAACATCATAATACTCAACCTTCAAAGAAACTCCTGAGAGTCTCTCATCGGCGTCAAGATATTTTGCCATAGTTTCTTTATCCCGAATCTTCTTCGGAAAAGGATTCTGAATATAAACATCTGGGTCCGCTTTACCCGAGTAATATTCATATCTTTCATGACGAATGTTTTTCTTTTGTTGTTCTGCTTTCTTCCTGAGTAACATCAGGTTGTTGTACAGATCATAGTATTTGGCATGAAGAGAAGGAATGTTCAGTGATTCTGTATGAAGATTATCTGGATCTATTTTAGAATCCTCATTCCACATCTTCTGGAGTGTCTCCAGATCAATCATATTAACAACAAACTACCTCTTCAATATTATATATCGTATACTTAAAAGTGACAGATGCTCTCAAGAATTGTTCTGTTGTTAGTTGTGAATCAAACTGGAGAAGTGTTAAATTGGAAGGCCAGAGGTCTTTAAATGTAACCTTCATGTGTGGAGTTTGTTGGGAGTTATAGATTAGAAGTGTTCCATCTGAAAATAGATTCAAACCACCTTCGTCTCTATAACTATTGGGATAATCAACTTCAGTTGTTTTATTTTGCCACCTATAGATCTCCTGAAGAGATTCTGGATAACCAAGACCCCTCATCCAGTTTTGAATCTCCATGAAGTTGACAAGATCTTCATCTACCATGAATGTGAGGCTAAGATCCTCAAAACTCATCTTATCTCCAGCTCTAGGAATATTTTTCAGATAAGTTGGTTGAGTAGCTTCTGGTAAGTTTATGGTAGGCACATTGATCTGAGTCCCAAAGAAACCTACCTTAGGAGCTTTCACAACAGTGAAGTAGAAACCTGTAGGTGATAGATAGTTTCTATTTTCTAGTTGGTGAAATGATGGTGTTCTAGAATCTTCAGGCATTAGAGTGATCTAATTGATGTTACTTCTACAAGTTCTTCCGAAATATCTTCAGCTCTTTCTAAGGATTCAAGAGCCATTGAGTCATCTATGTTGTCAGACCAAATGGTATCTTTATCAGTCCCATGACCAACATAATAAACAATAACATCTGTTCCTTGATGTTTGATTTTTGAAGTAATTACAAACATATCAAGCCTCCTCTGTTTAGTTATTTATCTAACAACCTTTTATATTAGAGGCAATTTGAGCACCAACACTAGATCCAACATCAGAACCAAACATAACTAACCAACCAGAGGCCAACCAACCAACGTAGGGAATACCAGCAACAGCAGGAGCGAAACCAGAAGCTACACTAGCTCCCACCAGTGCACCGTTTGACTCTCCTCCACCTTCCGCCTTGATGCACTCTTCTGATCTCGCATTGTTCTTTCCCTCCTCTGATACCTCACTCTGAGTTCCAGCAATATGTTGATTTCTTCTTGTGGTTGTAGATCTACCACCTATACCAAACACACCATTTGATGTATCGACATATGATCCAGATTCTAGAACAGTAGGATCATGTCCTTTGTAATCAATTGTGTAACTACCATCTGGATTTACTGTTACACTATACGATGAATAATCTCCCGTAGGTGGGTAATTGACTTGTACTGGTTTTACTGGTTGTCTAAGTGAATTTCCAATAAGAGCACCAGCATTTACAATACCAACAAATATCAATACTCCAACTATGGTTTTCTTTCCCCACCCTATCTTTTGAGTTGTTGCCATAATAAGGTTACAATAACACCTTATTTATCAGAAAGCATAAAAAAAGGAGACCCGTAGGTCTCCTGAAGTTCTCAGTGATGGATCACATGAGGTTCTTAACAGCCACACGTCTGTAGTAGCGGTTGCTGTTGATGTGGAGTCTACCAAGACCCTGGTTGAGTCCTTCAGCGAAGGGGTTAGCAACAAGACCATAACGGGTCTTAAAGCCAATCTTGGGCTGGAAGGAGTTCTCTCCAACAGCACGAACCATCTGAAGGGGAACGTAAGGACAGTAGAACAATCCTGCATCGTAGGGTGAAGAACCCTTATAACCAACAACATAGTACTGGTTACCATTAGCACCATTACCAGAGGTAAGGTTAGCCGAATAGGGATCGATGTATACACGGAACTTACCGTTGATGGTACCAGCGAAAGTGTTACCGGTGTCATCTACGTTCAGGTTAGCGTTCAGT